AGCGCCACCACCGCCACCACCGCCACCGCCGCGCCCGCCTTCGCCCGGGATATTGATGTTGCTCGGCAGACCGCCGCCGCCCGGCATCTGGAAGCCGCTGCTGCCGCCACCGTCCGGTGAATACGATGCGCGCTGGAAGCCGGCCGGCGCACCACCACCACCGCCGCCGCCGCCACCACCGCCGCTCAGATAATTCTTGAAGTCGACCATGCCCTCGAACACGCCGGTGCGGATCGCGCGCGTGAATGCCGACGCGCCGCCGCTGCTACTGCTGTAGCCGCCGTCGCCGCCGCTGTAGGACATGCGGTGAAAGTTCGGCGACGTGCTGCCGGGCGCATCGCGTCGCGATGGATCGCTTCCGACGCCGGGCGGCAACGTGGGGAAACGTTCGTTGAACGATGCCGCTGGCGGTGCGGCTGGCGCGTCTGACTTGGGAAACATCGGCGTGCCCCAGTCAGGCCGCTTGGTAAACGTATCCAAGACGTTGTAATCGCCGGACGCCCATTTCTCTTCCCACTTTTTCTTGTTCTCTTCCGACGTCTCGACGCCCATCAACTTCTGCCATCGCGGGTCCATGCCTTCGGCGATGGTCTGCTTGGGATTCGTGATCAGCTTATAAATATAGAGGATTTCCTTCGCGACCTTGGCGATTTCCTTCGATGCGTTCTCACCGAACGCCTTACCCCAACTTTCGCCGGTGGTGCCAAGCTCGCGGTTCAGCGCTTGCAGCAACGGGATCAGGCCAGCCTGCAGCGCGGTGATGAACTCGTTATATTCGCGGTCGACCTTCCGCATTTCGGCGTTGAAGCTCTTCGCGATGTCGAGCCGCTTTTTGTATTCCGCTTCCTCGGCTGCGGTCGCGCCCGCAAAGTTCTCGTTGATGATTTGCGCGGCAACGCTCGGATCGAGCTTCAGGGTGCTCAGGAAGCGATTGGTCAATTCGGCGGCCATTGCCATGTTGGCTGTGCCGGTCTCCCTTCTGGTGCGCTCCATCTCTGCGGCGTAGACGCTGCGCGCAGCGCGCAGGGCTTCGGTGAGCGCTTGGGCCGTTTCGCCCCGGCCGGCCATGCCGGTGATGTTCCGGAGGAACGCTTCCATCGCGGCCGGATCGCTGGTCGTTCGCAGCAAGTCTTCACGCGCCTTGCTGCCGATCCGACTGATTTCGGCCAGCGCGGTCTGGAAGTTCGCAACGGCTTGCGAGGCGGCATTGGGATCGACGCCCGCTATTTTCATCTGCTCGACGATCGCCTTCAGGTTTGCGCCGCCGATGCCGAACGTCCTCGCCGTGTTGTCGAGCCGGATCACTTCGTCGGTGAACTTGCGCAGCCCTTCGATCATGAAGTTGCTGATCAAGCCGCCCGCATAAGCCGCCATCGCGGCGCCCATCGAACGCGCCATCGACTGCACCGCGCTCGATGTCTTGGCCGCATGCTCGCGCGTTTGGCCCATCTTGACGCCCAGCGCTTCGACCTCCTTTTGCATCCGCGCGAGCGCATCGCGGTTCTCCTGCCCGCCCAAGGCGCGCAAGTTCTGACGCAGCGTTGCCAGCCCGGTCGACGCATTGTCGATCAGGGTGACTGTCAGCCTCAGTTCTTCGAATTCAGGCATCGTCGCTGTCAGCCGCTTGCTGTTGCCGGCGCATGATCTCGGCAAGCTCGATCGTGCGGCTCAAGTGAAGCTGCACTTCATCGAGTGGCATGTTCAGGAAAACATCCGGCGCTTGGTGGTAGTGGCGCGCGAGCCGGTAGCAATCGAGAATCAAGTCTTTCTCGTCGCCTACCAAGCGTCCGGATCGGGAAGAAAAAAATTGCGTAGCCGATACGCGCACGATGCCCAATCGCGCGGGTCCATCGTATCGAGAAACGGAGACATCACGCCGCTCAGCGCGGTCATCATCAACGTCATCTTGCGTTCGTCCATGATGACATCGCCGCCAGCATCGATGCGAACCGGCAGACCGTTGCGGTTGATGTCCGCGCCGGTTGGCTGCCGGAATGACAGTTCGCGAATCTCGTTGCCCTTGTTGTCGCGGATTGGCTTGCGCGTCAGCTTGACCTTGATCGGCCACGTCTCGACATACGGCTCGGGCTCGGGCGGTGCGGACGGCGCCGCCGGCTCGGCCACAGCATCGATGACGACACCTTCCGGCTTCGCCGCCTCATCGACGGCGACGAAGCCCTCACGAACAGGCTTATTCATAGCTGGATTTCCTCACACCACAGGCCTTCCCATCGCACGCGCGCCTGCCCGTCGCGGGTGTTGCCCTCCAGCGCACTTTTGCAAGTCGCGCCGGCGAGCGTGTACTGCTTGTTGTTGGCAAGCTGTGCGACGACGGTGACATCCGTCTGCGCATCTAGGTCTTCGAGGTTGACTTCCGGCGTGAGCGAGATGTCGCCCTCGATGTACGGGACGCGCGGCAATTCCTGATAGCCGTGAACGCCATCCTGCCCGGCGATCATCGTGCGTTCCGTCGGGCTCGGCGAAACGGTGAAGTTGCCTCGCAATGGAAGCTGGTTGCCGTCGACCATCACGAAGGCAATGCCAGCAAAGCGCTGTGCCATTTTAGACTCCTGATTTTAGAGAGGGATGAGCGCGAGGGGATCAGGCCGCGCGCCCGGTGATGCCGACGGTGGGGCCGATGATCTCGGCGTCGATGCCGCGATCGTATTGCAGCCGGAATTGCGCCAGCACCGCGAACACACGAAGCTGGTTGATCAGGTCCGGCGGGTACAGCACGTTGAGCCGGTTCGGATCGTTCGGGTCACGCTCGACGATCAGATGCTTTTTGAAGTTGCGCGTGTCCTCGACGAGCCCGTTGTACTCATCCATGCGGTACTGCGCGATCAGTTCGGCCTTCGCGATGCCGGGAGTGATGATCGCCTGCCCGGGACCGAAGCGCGTGCCGTCGTTGGCCAGCTTGTGCCTCGGGAATTTGCTGGTGATGGCATGGCGCTGATTGCGCAACAGCCGCGCCAGCGTCGCCAGCGTGGTGACAAGCTCATAAGCATCGTCGGGGTTGCCATAGAGATTGCGCTGGTAGGTCGTCTGCTCTCGGGCGAGCATCGGCTGATTGTCCGATCCGGTCTTCTGGATCGCGATGCCGCTGAGCGCGAGGCTGTTAAGCTCGGCGAACTTGAAGCGCTCTTGCAACGCCGCCGGCTTGATCTGGTTGAGCGAGAGCGACTGCAGCGGACGCGCCGGATCGTTGATCAGTGCGCGCTGTGCCTTCGCCGCATAGGCCGCCGCCCATTCGAACGCCGGCGACGGGCTGCCGACTTCGAAGCCAAGGATCGAGACCACGCCGGAATTGCGCGTGCCGCCGAACGTGAGCAGATCGGCGTAGATGCCGCGCTTGGCCGAGAAGATGTGGCCGAACAACTGGCGCTGCCAGCCCCACCGTCCGGAATCCGAGAAGCCGTATTCAAGCTCCCATGCCTGCAGCGACGTCGAGTCGGTGTAGGGCATCGCGACATATTCGAATTCCATCTCACCGAGATTGTCGATCGCGTCATCCATCTCGGGGACGCCGACGCCGCCGGTGAGGACGCCGCCAACCGGCAACGTGAGCGCGAGCCCGGGCGGCAGGATTTCACCGCCGATCGAACCGAAGTAGTTCACGCCGACAGCGATCTCGTTGCCGCTGACGCCCTTGAACACCGCAGTGAGCGTCACGTCGGTCGGCGAACCGACGCTCGTCACCGGCAGATCGATTTGCTCGTTGATCGCGGCCGAGATCGCGACATGGATTTCGTTCACCGTGTCGCTTGCGCCGACGTTGATCGGGATGTGGTTGCCGCCGACGTAGAGATGGATCGTGCCGGCTTCGGTCGGTGCCGACGCCACCGTGATGACGCCGCTTGCGGCGGTGCCGGCGGCGGGCTCGGCGAGTGGCAAGCCGTAGACGAGTCCCGACGTGTTGTTGTTGTAGAACGCGCGAAACATGCGGGCCAGTTCAGAGCCGGGCCCGAACGCTTCATCGGCCTGCGCCTGTGAACCGATCGCGAGCGGGATGTCGATCGGCGCGGCGCCGGCGGTGATCTTGGTGCCGACGAGCAGGGCCGGCTGCTTGAGCACCGGCAAGCCCGCCTTCGACGGATCGACCTCGACCCAGTAGAGCGGCACTTTGATTTCAGCGGGGATTTGCGAGAACGAAATAGGCATGACGGTGCTCCTGTGAAAGCTGTGCGAATACTGGCTGGCCTTAGGCCGGCTCGTGCGCCTGCGCCCGGCGAGAGCCACTGCGCTCGCCTTCCTTGGACTTCTCTTCACGCTTCGGTTCGGCGGTCACCGAGCCTTCCTTGATGCGGCGGCGGGTGAACTGATCGAGTGGCCATTCGACCGAGCCCTCTTTCGGGAAGGCGATGCCGCCCGACGGATGCTTGAGCGCACGGCGCAGGTCGTCGTTTGCCGGATTGACACGCACGCGCGGTGCGGGCGGGTTGAGCTTCGCCATGTGTTCCTTGCGCGCTGCGACTTGCTGTTCGCGCAAGCTCTTCTCGCCTTCGTTGCTGGCCATTGGTCGTGTCCTCACGCGGTTCGCGTGCCGACAGGACGCCGGCGCGCTTCGGTTGCTTCGGTGGTTGGGGGAAAAGTGAAGTTAAGCGGCTTTACTTCAGAATTACGCGGCGGCCTTCAGCTTGGCCGGCGTGAACTCGTATTCGGTGATGATGCGCAGCACTTCGTCGACCGGAGGGATGGTGCCGTCGTGGCGCAATGGCACGGTCTCCTGATGGATGCGCAACAGGTCGTCGGTGATGATCGGCGGGAAAGCGGCGCGGAAGACCACGACCGCCTCATATTGCAGTTCGGCGATCGGCGTTTCGTTCGCCCCGATCTGATCCCAATTGATCTTGTAGCTGCCGCCCTTGATGCCCTCGATGATGATGCCGTCGGGCAGCGTCACCACGCCGGCGGGCGCGCTCGTGTCGATCAGGTTCATGATGTACTGATCGCGCCACAGCCCGTTCATGATCTGCCAAAAAGCCGCGTCAAGTTTTCGCTGGCTCTCGACCGGATCGTTGTTCTGGATCACCACCGAGAAGCCGACGGTCATGTCGTTGATGAAGCGCACGTCGCCGGCATTGATGTCGCCGTCGGCGCTCATGCTCTGGCGCACGAAGTAGACACCGAGATAGGGCAGCACTTCGGGGATCAGCGGCAGCGCCTTGGTGCGCCGCGACTTGAAGCCGACGAAGAACGGCAGCGTCACGGTCTTCGCATAGAGCGTGTCGCAGATCACCATGCCGTAGCTTTGCGTGTCGGTGATCACGGTTTGGCCGCCTCATACTTGCGCAGCGCGCACGTGGTCTGCCCGCCGCCGTCCTGATCGGTGTCGGTGATCTCGAACTCGCCGAGCGGCGCGCCATTGCAGTCGAACGGGATGGTGACGCGATCGCCCTGCATCGGGACCACGGTGTATTCGGCGTCGCGGATGTCGAGGATGGTGCGCTGATCGGAGAACACCGAACCATCTTCCATCGTCACGTTGGTGTCGCCAGTGTTGAAGATGCCGCGCGCGCCATACGCGGGCACGCCCGGCTGCGACGCGAGCGGCGTCACAGTGATCGGCACCGAGAACATATCCTGACACGGCAGCTTCGCCATCGTTGAGAAGTTCACCGACATCGCGTCACCATTTGATCTCGCGCGTCATCATCAGGTTCATGCGCGCACGCAGCACGTTGAAAAGCTCGGGCCGCAGGATCGGACGCTTGCCCGGCATCCGCTGCACGCGGCGGCTGATGATGCGCTGGCGCGTGCGTAGCTGCCGCGTCGTGCGCCCGCGCGGCCATATCCGCGTCTCGGCTGTCGTCGGGTTGATCACTTCGGTGATCGGATGCTTGCGATTCATGTCTTCGGTCTGCCACGCCGTCAGTTCGGCCGGCACCGGCACGACCTGCAGCTTCGCCTGCATCTTCTCGATGCGTTCCTCGATCGCCCACGTCTCGATCAGGATTTCGAAACCCATCACACTTCCAATCGGCTGTAGTGATAGAGCAGCGCATGCACGGCGCGGATCGCTTCGCTGCTGCTGCCGCCGCTCTCGTTGGCGCTCCCCGCTGACTGGTTCGGATCGAAGAACATCACGCGCGAGTCCTTGTGGCTGATCGAGCGGATGCCGGCGGTGGCCTCGCGCTGCGCCTCGGTGCGGCCCTTGCGCACGAGCAGCGATGCGGCGTTCTTCAGATCGGCCGGCGCCTCATAGGGTAGATCGAATCCGCCGGTGTAGGTGACGACGATCTGCGCGCCGATCGGCCCGAAGATCGAGAGCTTGCCGGATGCTTCCTCAAGTTCGTAGCCGGTGACCGGCAACAGCGCGCCGCTCGGTGACTCGACGCTCTCGATGTCCTCTTCTTTCACAGGCCAGTGCGACAGGAACACGCGCCGATCGTTGGTGTCGCGCCACGTCTCGCGCACGCGCTCGCGCGCGAACACGCGGTTGGTGACCTCGGACACATAGGCCGAATACCAGTCGATCATCTGGCGCAGTTGCGGATCGCTCGACACGTCGGCGGCGCCGATGCCGAGCATGACTTTCAATTCGTCGAGCGACAGCAACGCGAAGCTGTCGGCCGGCGTGAGAATCTTGATGGTGCGGTCTGCCATGTGTTCAGCCGCCGTCGTTCTGGAATTGCTCGAACAGTTCGCGCAGATCGAGCGGGGCGCCTTCGGTGCCGTCGCTCAGCACCGGCTTGGCCTCATAGCTGCGCCGATCGATCAGCCAGCGCGCGATGCCCGGGCCGGCGGGCCCGCGCTCGCCGCGCGGACCCTGCACGCCCTTCTCGCCCTTGGTGCCGTGCGCCACGAGCAGTTGCCAATCATCGCCCGGGATCGGGCCCGGGTTGTCCTTGCGCGCGACGAAGCTGCCCTTGTTGAACGCCACGATGTCGAGCGCGCGATATTTCTCGCTCTCGCTATAGGTGCCGCGCACATCCGGCGACGCGCCATCGCGGCCGCCGCGCGCGAGACAAATCCAGTCGGCATGCGGCGGCGCATGGCCGGTGTCCTTGGTCGCCTGCCACAGCCCGCCGCCATGCGCGACGACCTGCGCCGCGTAGTGAACCGCGCCGAGCGCGTAGAGCTTGACGATCGGCAACATCCCGGGCGCGCCTCGATCGCCGACGTCGCCCTTGTCGCCCTTCTCGCCGGGCTCGCCGCGTGGGCCGACGTCGCCGGCTTTGCCGACAAGGCCAGCCACACCTTGCTCACCTTTTTCGCCGCGATCGCCGGTGGGTCCGACGTCGCCCTTCAATCCCATTTCGCCACGCTCGCCGGGCTCGCCGATGAGCCCGCGTTCGCCGGCAGGACCGGAGGGACCGACAGCGCCGGGCTCGCCAGCGAGGCCCGGATCGCCGGCAGGGCCGGGATCGCCCTTCAGCCCAATATCGCCTTGCGGACCTGTTCCGCCGTCAGCGCCGCGCTCGCCGGCAGGTCCGGCGGGTCCAGCAGGTCCGATGTCGCCTGCGGCGCCACGTTCGCCGGTGGGGCCGGCTGGCCCGGCAGGACCGGCTTCGCCGACGGCGCCACGTTCGCCTGCGGGTCCGGCGGGTCCGACGGCACCGATGGCGCCGCGTTCGCCTGCGGGTCCGCGCTGTCCGATGATTCCGCGCTCGCCCTGCAATCCTTTTTCGCCGCGTTCGCCGGCTGGTCCGGTGGGTCCGGTCTCGCCGGCCGGGCCGGGCTGTCCGATGATTCCGCGCTCACCTTGCAATCCTTTCTCGCCAGCCGGGCCGGCGGGCCCGCGCTCGCCGTCTTTCACTTCGGCGAGCCGCGCGCGCACCATGTCGAGCACTTCACCGCGCAGCGTCACGATCGCGGCCTGCATCTTGTCGATCGTGCCATGCGCCTTGGCGATCGCGCTTTGCGCCTGCGCCTCGATCAGCGCGCGCTCGCGTTCCCAATGCCGGCGCTCTTGCACCAGCACTTCGCCGAGCGCCTCGCGCCATGCATCAAGCAGATCGTCGGCGGCCAATCCTTGAGGCGGCGCGTAGGATGTTTCTGACTTCCCGTTGGACGTTGTCGTCATGGCCTTTGCCTTCGACTGGTGACGCGGGCGGCTCGGACGGTTTCTTTTCGTCGGGCTTGGCGAGCAGCGCAGTCGGCGCGCCGGGCACCGACGGCGGCGCGCCGGGACCGGGCGCTGCCGGGATCGCGCCGGCTGCGGAGAGCGGCACGACTTGTTGTTGCACGCGCGGCTCGTCGCCGAACTTGACCTCGTCGAATCCTTCACGCACGCGCGCTTCATTCGGAGCCATCACGCCGCCCTGCACGGCTTTGACCAAACCGTCGATGCGGTCTTTGAAGGCCGAGCGCAGGAGGGCGGCGGTGTCGAATTCGAGATACTCTTCAGGCTGCCCCTTCAATTGAAACAGCAACCCGAACGCCTCTTCGATGTGGTTGAGCGCAAAGCCGAGCCCGGTGGCGATCCATTG